CGGTCAGTGATTCAGTGGGCAGTTTTACAGTTCTACATAAGCGGAGCGAAAACCAACGAGGTGGCCCGAGTGCGAGCGCGGGTAGTGCAAATTCACGCGGAACACGCCAGCGCGCGCGGCGTCGAGCCAGTTGCCCCCACAGAGCGGCAAACGTTCTCCGGCGTTGTTCATCCAATGACCGTCCCCAGCGTAATCTCCTCCGGGTTCATCCGGATAAATCAGAAGGACTTTCGCCAGCTCCGGAGCCGTCAGGCCGCTTGCCAGCGACATATCCTTGTACTCGCAGTAACGCCCGGCATCCGCCGCGACAGTAATTCCGGTTGTCAGCTGAATCTTGCCGGACACCCAGTCATATTTCAGAGTTGCAGCCGTCCCAGGCTCCACCAGGGAACCATCATTCTTGATAGCTTTCCAGAGAGTAGAGGAAGGCCCCTGGTCGCAGTCCGCTCCGAGTGCTGCATTGTTGTACGGAATCACCTGGATTTCTCCTTCTTTCAGACGCATGCCGCCTACCCACTCCCAGACGTTGCCGTTCATGTCCTGGATGCCAAACTGTGTCCAGTCATGCCCCCAGGTTGCCGGACCGGAACCGGTAAATGTACGTCCGTCATACTGTTTTCCGCTGTCTGTGTACTGGTAGCTTACCTGGCCTTTCTCATAGCTGTGGCCGTGATCGCATCCGTAGCTGTTGTTGCCACGCGGCATCGTTCCATTCTTCCGGCACCAGAGGGCAATGCAGGCCCATTCTGCCATCGTCCCCAAGTGGAATCCAGGCCCCTTTGCATCGCAGGCTATCTTTGCCTGGTCGAAATTGATGTACACATTGGGGTCTCTGTGTGCCAGGGAGTAGGCTCTGCCGTTGATAATCACGTTCTGATACTTAGAATAATAGAATACAGAACGTTCCACCTGGGCGCCGTTCTCTGCCACACTGAAAGCAGGATGGATATTCTGGCTCAATCCAGTAACCAGGTCACTATTTTTCATCTTGTAGATAGGCACATAAATGGACGGCATATCCATGTCATCCAGAAGAACCACATTCTTGCCTCCCGAAATCTCTTTTACAGCTGCTGCAAACTGGTCGTAATTTCCCATGATATAAAATCCTCCTTCTTAGATTGCGTAAAGTTTAAGTGTGACATTTGCCATGTTGAAAGGTACCGGCTCCTTCTTGATGGTTGTTTTCTGGCTCTGGGGGTCCTCCGGGTCATAATCCGGATTGTCAATGACTTCCTCCGTGTACTGGCGCTCCGGAATCTCAATCTGGGCAGCATACCTCACTCCCAGGCCGGTAGTCACCATGCCGAACTTGTCAATGCAGATGTCGATGGAGACCGGATAGTCCCTCTCGCGTTTCTCCAGGTTCAGCATCAGCTCGTCAGCGAACGTGATTTTGTTCTTACTGACGGAATACTCCATTTTCGGTCCTTCATTCACATTGATTACATTCATTACCTCTTACCTCCTATTCTGTGCGCCTCATGGTAGGCTCTGTTGGTTTCCATAGCGATGCAGTCCGCCATATCCTTCTGATGTGCGGATGCTCTGGAAGGGTCGATTCCATACTCCCTTAGCGCCTGGTCGCGCTGGTGGTTCCTCTCGTCACTCCGGATGATAACATTTGCACTCATGCCGCATTACCTCCGTGGACATACAGCTTCAGCGTTACTTCCGGGGCGCTCCCGGTGTATTTGACCTTGAAACCGTTCAGCTGCTTGTCATAGATGACTACATCGCCAACATTGGTTACATCACCCTGGATTTCTGCATCCACCCGGTAGTCCAGGGTATCCCTTGCCACAGACAGCGCCACCGTCTGGGCGGAATTATTGTTGTAGAAATCCTCGTTGGTGTTCTTGAGCGTCCTGGTGATGACTTCGCCGCCCACGTTGCTGATCTGGCGCTCGTGCTTATACACGACTTCCGCCAGGAACTCCCCCAGGAGGTTTCCGCTGTCCACCCCATCCTCGATGTTGTTGAAATGGAACTCGTCCTGCGGCGTCCCCTCCTGGATGCCCGGCACGTCATCCACCCACGGCGTCTTGACGTATGTGCCGGTCGCGTTTTTGTGTAGATATGGCTGCTCTCTACCGTACATTACTGCTCAACCTCCTTCTCATAGATTGGGAACTCAAATTTTACGAGTACCCCCTGGTTCGTGGCCCTCACCACCTTCGTCTCCTGGTAGCCGCACTGTTTCCCCTTCACGTCGATTATCCTGACCGCCGTGATAGTCTGTGATCCGGTGGAAACCCTGGGAAGGCTCACGATGACTTCCACCGTGTTCCCGACTATGCGCTTGGTATTGATTTTAGCCTTATACCAGGCGTCACCCACACGGTACTCAAACAGCACCAGGGCTTTCAGCCAGTCGTTCCTCCGGTCATTCATAAATTCAGTTGACCAAAAAGACATTTTCCTGCACCTCCTTCATTTATTTTCCACAAACGCCGGTACCGCATCTCCGCGATGTTGCCGCCGTGATGTAGACAGATGGTTTTTCTCCGGAGACTCCTGTCGATATGGAAAGGACTGTCTCCTCTTTAGCTCCGCATTTTTTAGCGTCTGCCGCTGCGATAGACACTGACGGACTGCTGGATATTCCGGAAGAAATAACCAGCATTTCCTCTCCGCCGGTACCGCACTTTTTGGCATCCGCCGCCGCGATCCGGACAGACGGCTCTTTGCTGGAGACGCCTGCCGATACGATTAGCGATTTCCCCGGCTTCTGCCCTCCGGTTATCATGGTACCGGAGAGCGGCACGTCATCGGCCACATTGCTGATGGTTTTCCCGGCCTCAATGCAGCTGCCTATCATAACGCTTTCTGTTGATTGCCCTGGCACTGTGCCGGACAATGGAACGAAAGCGGATGCACTCGTCACGTTTCCGCCGACTACTGCATCCGCTCCTATGAATACTCCATTTACCGCCTGGTGCGGATGCGTCCCACAGACAATCTGGCCTGCCAGGATGACGTTCTGCACCTCATACGATGAATTGATTTCTATTTGCACATCCTCTGTAATTACCTCGCCTATGGTGGAATCGTACAGCTTTCCTCCCACCCGGATTGTGCCAGTCTTTTTTAGCTCAAATACACGCTGAATCTCTTTTATACCTATCTCTGTCTGGAGCAGATAAATCCTCCCCAGGGAACCCCGGCGCGGATGCGTTCCGCATACCAGCTGGTTTGTGAGAGGCACATTGTAGACGCTGTATATCCATCTCACAAGCGTCTCCACCACTACCTTGATGCGGTACTCAAATTCTATCCGTACACCAGCGGCTTTTACCATCGGAACCTCTCCCAGCGTCACTACCTCCCCTCCAGGCTTTAGGAATGGCATGGTGAGGATGATTGTTGCCGGCATATCCGGGTCTTCAATGTAGTAGATGGGGGAAACATCCCAGAGGAGCGCAAGCCCATCCATAAGGTCATAGTAGGTACATTCATTGGTATTTACCAGGAGCTTATACCTCAAAAACTGCCGGTACCTTTCATCCGAAATGACTGGCTCCTCTACATTAAGGCCAGCCAGCTCTCCTGCCTCCTTCCTGGTAAGTGGGATGATGGTTCCGACATAATCCAGATTCTGCCCCATAGCAGTATCGAGGTCGGTCTTGCTGTTCAGCTCGTCAAATACCGTGTCAAGCTCCTGCATCTGCCTGGCAAATGCTTTTATGAGGACTTCTATATTCTTTTTTCCCAGGAACTGCATAGGCAGGTCCCGCAGCCAGTCTTTCAGTATATCCGTTGTCACTTGCGGACCACCTCGATTCTGTTCTCGTCAATGAGAACTTTCTGCCTGGATGTAGCCATAATGTTCTCGTCCCTCTGATAGTCCCCATCACCAGGAATAACCGTACTGTCCGTGGTGTATGCAGTATAGATGATGATTTTTGTAAGGCCGGCCACCCGGTCATAAATTCCCTCATTCAGCAGCTGCGTAAGGAGGCTTGTGCCTGCTGTCATCTGGGCGCCATCCTCCATGAGGGACTGCTTCGTAAGTGAAGAATAATTGACCGGGATTTTCGCTTCATCACCCTCCAGCTGCACTTTCAGCCAGGCGTACAGATACTCCGGACGGTTGAACCGGACCGGGATTGTGTCTCCGTATTCCCCGGGTACGTTCACCACTACGCTGCCGTGGGTCTGGATGCCGCCTGCTTTCCTCCGGAAGATCGCCTTTGCAATCGCCGTGTTATCACCGCCCTCTACGATGATTTCTATGCTATGCGGCGGCAGGCCCCTCTCGTCTGTCACGTCCATGTCGTTCTCGTACCCGGATGCGGATTCCACATCCTCCACATTGTTCAGAAGCTCCGCGATGATGCTCTCTATCATGGTGTTTGACCGGAGAGCCGACTTCGCTATGTAGGACTGCCGCAATTCAATATCCGTCTCCCTCTTTCGCCCATAGGTAGGCTCCAGAAGGTTTGTCACCGCCGTAAAGCCGGTGATGTTGTTTACCATCCTGGTAACGATGTTATAAGGCAGGGTGATTTTCCCATAGTCATTTGTGAGGAAATTTGCCAGGGATGTCACGCTGGAAGTAGTGAGATTATCCGTGAGTGTCAGCACATTCTCCCTGGTCTTTGTCTTATCATTGATGATAAGAACATCGTCCTCCACTTTAACCTCGTAACCTTCATCCTTTATGGCGGATGCAAGTCCGGCCAGGATTGCTGAAGATTTTCCGCCTTGCGGATTGGAATAGCTGTACTGATTGCCGTTGATGGAAACGGTATACACTCCGGTATCTTCGGATGCCACAATGACAGAAACCTTATTGAACCGCTCCCTGGCAATCTGAAATTCCTCCGCTGAAAAAAGCCGGATTTCCGGAGTTGTGTTAGTTGCCACAACAGCATTTTCACGAACATACGTCCCATCATCACCGGTACAGTGGAGGATGTAGCTGGTTCTCTTGTCTCCGGCCCTCTTGATGCCGCCATACTGTACAGCATGATCCAGGTTCAGCTCCGTAGCCGTTGCCGGGTACTTCGCATAATAGCTGTCCTGCGCTGTCTCCCATAGGTTCGCTATCTGGTTCCCAAAAGTCGTTATGAGCGTATTGAGGAAAGAAGTGCCTGCAAGCCTTGTATCTACCTTCCATCCGTCCGTCAAATCCGTATGGATTTCTTCCAGGATGGTATCCAGCCTTTTCAGCACAAATCCTTTGTCTGTTATTCCGTAATCTGGCAATTTATATCCACCTCCTCCTTTATGGTCTCATAGTCCGTACTGGCTACAAACCGTATTTTCGCTTTTCTGGTGGCTGCATCGAATGTGACAGACACCTCCCCCACATCCGTTACCTCGTCAACCTCAAAAATCTTCTCACGGACGACTCCCTCAAAATAATCGGTGTCCGGGTTCTTTACCAGCAGGCTCTCCGTGTAGGGAAGCCCTTCGTCACGGTTCCACCTCCATTCAGCCTCGAACCATTTCAGCCGAATCTTGATTTTCTGTGCTACAGAATCAGAGAGCGTTATATCGCCATTTCCGCCAACGAATAAATCCCCGGACCGGTCAAGTAATATATCCATACAGCATCTCCTTATCCTGTCTCAATGACCTGCTTGCAGGTTATCTTCCCATCAACCTCCATGTCTCCTTTTGCCTTGATGCCCTTCCCGGTGATTTTCAATTCTGTTTCCCCGGATGCAATCTCAACGCCTGCATCATACACCATCAGCTCCGTTTCCCCGGCCTGGATGACTACCGCATCTTTGCTGCAGGCTTTTTCCACGATGGCACCGCCTCCGTTCAGAAGGCCCGGTATCACCATCGCACTTGTGAGGTCAAACCGCAGGGAGCTTTCCGATTCTGCGCCGCTCCTCCAGGCATCCAGTTCCACTTCGGAGATGATGATTAGGCAGTCATCCTTCGGCTTGACCGGAAAAGCTATCCCTATCCCTGCCGACTGGCAGAATGGGAAAGCCACAGGCGCGTCCGTGATGGGTGGATATGCCAGCTCCACTCCGTCCGATGTGACAAACTTCCCGGACGGCTTTACTACCGCTGTCCCTGCCCCAGGATTGAACGACACGATTTCTCCAGGGAGCGCGGTGTGTATCTGGTTTACTGCCGCCCTGGCCGTATCCTCCACTTGCTGGGAAAACTCTTGTAACATATATAAACACCTCCTATGCTTTGGCAAGGTCAGCAGCTTTCACCGCCGCCGTGACCGTACTTCCGATTCCGATAACTACCCTATCGCCTTTTACCTGGATGACATCGTAAACAGAATAATAGCAGACGAATGTCCCTCCGGAATATTGATATCCTTTGGTCTTATTCCCCTGCTGAATAGTCCGTATCACTTTAACCTTATCACCTTTTTTAAGCGCTCCGGAAGAATCGCCTCCGGAGCCAGAACCGGAGTCTCCGCCGGAAGTGACTGCTTTCTTGTCAAGTTTCGGCTGCGCCCTGATTACTAACAGCTGGGCTGTGCAGAGCCAGTCACCTTCCATGTTGTCACCGTCTATGGTTACTTTGTGTACCAGGAAGAATCCGCTTATCTCGTCACTCTGGAGCTTCACGATGTCATTCACTCCGATTGCCCCATTGAGTAGGTACTGCACTTCCCACCCGGTCTGTGATTCGTTGTTGTCTCCGCCGGAGGAAATCGTGATCCGCTTCGGCCGGCCGATAAGGCCGGAACTGCTGTCCAGAAGATAGCCCCTGGTATTTACTGCGCGGCCGGGCCATGTAATCTGTATAACCTGGTTCTGGATTGTCCATCTGTGGCCGCAGCATCCAGCTATCTTTTGCAGGGCGTTCTTCGCTTTTCCTACATAGCTGAATCCGTTGGGCAGCGTCTTATAGGATAAATCCTTTGCAAATACGATGGAACATCCCATCTGCCCTGCGATGTACTTATAGACATCCTGGCAGTTTACGGAACCATTGAGGGAAACGGTTATATTCGTATCCCTCAATTCCACCCTGCCGTCCATGACCTCTATTTCCGTCAGCCGGTCCGCATTGTCCGGGATTGTGGTAACGCTTGTGATGTTCCCCACCAGGATAAGCGCCATTGAATCCTCATACCCTGCTTTCAGCTCCAGGGCGCAGTCTTTCGTGTCCAGGATTTTTAGATTCTTGTCGGAGAGGTTCCATACCTGGACTTTCGCCGTATTTGGCGATTCGGCGTTTGACTTCTCCACACTGAAAGAAACATGCAGGGCATCCTCCCTGGCACTGTGGATATTGCCTATTTCAAAACCTCTCCCTCCCATCTTTCCGCACCGCATGATATAGCGGCGCATAAAGTTCTCATTTGCCATTATTCGTCCTCCAATTCCACGTTTGGTATGTAGATGAACTCCGCCGTCCTTTCATTGAACGCCTGCCTCCCTACCTTCTCCTTCGTGGACACGCACCCGAAAATCCCGTCCGGGATGGCGCGGTCGGAGTAGAAAAAGAAGATAGGGAAGTTAGGCACAATCCGCGTCATGGCGATGATCGGGTTTTCGTCCTCGTCATAAAGGCCGAAGCTCCAATAATCATACTTCTCGTTATAGGTGAACCGGAGTATATATTCAGTGCCGTCTATGGACAGATTTGATACGCTATCATTCATGTCCGGAACCTTGATATACAACATTTCCTGCCTCCTTAGATGAATCCTAACCCACTTGCCACTCCATAAAGGATTGACTGGTTTTTCTTTGCACTGGAGCCTCCGGAACCGCCGGTACTTCCGCTGGCCGTCCCTGCGCTGCTTGATGTCGTGGATGTTGATGCGGTACCGGCGTTTGCCATCGTTTCCCCAGCTTTAAGAATATAGCTGGGGATGCTGGCGGTCTTTCGGCTCGTCACCCTTACTTTCTGCGCCGTGATGGAGATTTCCCTGGCATACCCTATCTCCTTTGAGTGCTTGATGGATATGCTGGTGATCCCCATGTTCTTATATACCGTATCTGTAGTTACAATTTTCACCAGCTGCTTTGAAAGCCACAGGTTCTCTATCCGGTTGCAGATATTGTTTACCCTGCTGTTGGAAGTGCCATGTCTGTACAGCCATGTTACCGGCGTGTTGGTGACATACAGCGTCATGCTGATGCTGATAGGCTCCAGGATGATTGTATCTGATACCGGGAACCCCTCCTCCACCGGATAGACCGGGATAGTGGCAGACAAGGTTTTCTGTTCATCTATCAGAGCATCAAACTCAATGCCTGCCACCGATACCGGCTTTAGATTGCTTCTTGCCATGTCTGCCTACCCCCTTGCGTATGCTAATCCTCTTGCCATGTATGCGGTCGCGTCACTGGCAGATTTATTCATCGCCTTAGAGACGTTTTTCTGCACTTCTGGCGTTCCTCCGGTGTAGCTGTTCGCTATGTTCACATTCTGTGTCACACTGGAGGATGAATTGTTGTTTACAGTTGATGCGGTCGCTGTCGCTGCGTCCGCCGTTGCCGCCCGCGTCAGAGTGGAAATCCCTTCCGCAAGGCTTCTCACCTTATCGAGTACCACCTCCTCATTGCTGGAGATGCCCTCCGCCAGGCCGCTCATAAAGTCTGGCATCCAGCTCTCATATTCGGTCAAAGGCCCTTCATCCGGAACAGAGAAGTGCAGGAAGGATTTTATCTTTTCTCCGATTCCCTTCACCGCGTCTACGATGCCCTGAACTCCGGAAAGAATCCCGTCCTTCAATCCTCCTATGAAATCTTTGCCCCACTGTATAGCCTGGGATGGCAGCCCCTTGATGAAATCTACCGCCGCATTTATGCCGTTCACGATGGTGTCCTTGATGTTCCCTATCGTGTTTGAGATGGCGGACAGGATATTTGAGAATATCCCGGTAACCGTGGATGATATGGTGTTGAAAATGTTACTGAAAAAGTCCCGTATAGCCCCCAGCGCCGATTGAATGACCGAATAGGCATTATTTATCGCGTTAGAGATTGTGCCGGTAATTGCGGCCCAAATTCCGCTTAGGAATGAGCTTATGCCATTCCAGATTCCTTGAAAGAAGCCGCTTATGGCTCCCCATACAGTCTCCCAAACACTCTGTATCGCGCTGAGGTTCTGCTGTGCCATGTTGACGATCCAGTCCCAGATACCCTGGAAGAATGATACAATCCCATTCCAAATGCCCTGGAAGAAACCGCTGATAGCGCCCCAGACGGTTTCCCATACCGCCTTAATTGCCCCAAGCGCCATATCGAACAGCATTTTGATTGTCTCCCATACCGCCGTGATGAAACTGACGATGGCGTCCCATATCCCGGTGAATATCTGCTTGATGGCGTCCCACGCCCCCTGCCAATCGCCGGTGAATACCGATGAAATGAAATTTGCCACTCCTTTGATGATTTCCAGGAAACCATCCAGAATCCCGCCAATGGAATCCCACAGCACCTTGAACCATGAGAGAATCTCCGAACCCCAGTTATCCCAGAATGTCTGTATCCACCCGAACACTGTCTCAATCACCGTTGCGATGGCGTTGAATATGGCGCTCCCGGCTTCGTACAGCGCATCCCAGACAGCTGATAACGCCTCTAGGATTGCTCCCCATACCTCCAGCAATTTATCCTTCGTGCTTTGTGTACTTCCGTCTATATTATCCTCTGTAGAACCGAACAGAGTAGCGGCCAGCTGTGAGATGAACGTCCACACCCCTTGCAGGAAAGTCTTGATAATGCCCCAGGCCCTCTCAAAATTCTTCCGGATGCTTTCACTGTGCCGCTCGAAAAAGCCCTTCACGGTGTCCACCCACATCATTGCCGCCTGCTTGATGAAATCCCATATTCCCAGAAGGAACTCTTTAACCTTTGTCCATGCCGCCAGGATTTTCTCCCTGGCGTTGTCCGCGCCGATACCGGCCTTGTCAAACAGCGTCCCGATAACCGAATCGTTCCCCTGCATGAAATTGATAAAATCCTCAATAATCAGTGCCAGTATCACAATCACTGCTATAATCGCCATCACCTTTAGGTTTGCCAGGCTGAAAGCCTTTGCTACCTTGCTGATGATGCCTGCAAGCCCACCAGCGGCTTTTATAAAGCTCATTACCTTTGAAACCGCAAGTACAGCCATGAATGCGCCTGCGGCAATCGCCGCGACCTTCAAGACGTTCTCGATGCCGCCGAACTTATCCACGATGTTCTTCACCAGGTCAATGCCACGAGACACCCCCCTGGATAGCGTCTGTGTCATCCGATCTATTGCAGGCTGGAGCCTTTTCACAAGCGCATGGAGCCGGTCAAACAGCATCAGCACACGGTTCTGCCCATCTGCTGTCGTAAGTAGTTTCCTGGTGAACTCCGTGAGCCACCTAACGCCGGTAGTGAGCCACCCAATAAAGATAGCGAATACAGGCAGCAACTGTCCGCCGATGAACTCTTTCAGCTCGGCAATGGCGGAATTCAGCTGAATCTGCCTCCCTTTGTATGAGTCAAGGCTCCTCGCGCAGTCTCCGATTGCATCTTGTGACTGCATCATAATGGCCGTGTAGTTTACCTGCATCTTCGTAGCTTCGTCCAACGCCTGGAATGTGCCAGACAGCCCCATCTGCTGCATCGCCATTGCCCTGGTATTGTCATTCAAAACCGCCCCCAGGGTCTTTGCAGATTCGGATTCTCCCATGATTGCCTTTGACATGGCATTTATGGCCTGGTCTTCCTGCAAGTTATTGAAGGATGCCAGATCGAGGGCTGCGGCCACAAGGTCTTGTGACAGACCGGCCGCCTGGTCCCTCGTCATCCCCATGCCGACAAACATGTTCTGGTTGTCGGCCAGATACCCTTTGATGTCATTCTTATTTCTGCCTATGGACTTTGCAAACGAATCAGCCCACTCCTCGACCTCCTCTGTCATGCCTTGAAACACTACATCGAATTTGTTCTGCATCTCTTGGACATTGGACGCCACCTCTGAACAGTCTTTCAGAAATCCAGAAATTTTTGTAACAGAGAACACAACTGCAACGCTGCCTAGTAGCTTTGTAGCGAGATTCTTCAAGCCCTTGATGGAGCCTTCCGCCTTTTTCTCGCTCTGCGAATCTACCTCAAACCCAAATGCCACAGCTATGTCCCTTATGGTCAAGTCTGTCTACTCCTCCTTTCCAGCTCGTCAGCCCGCCCTTTTTCCACATCACGCTCCATGAGGTAGAGCGCGTACAGCTTCAGTGCCTCGTCCAGGGTATAGTATTCCTTCAACTCCTGCATGGACGCGATGCCTGCCTTTATCAGGATGTAGCAGCGTAATTCCAACTCGCTAAATTGTCCATAATCAAACTTGCCATATTTCAGATAACCTTGCGCGGCTTCTTCGGAATCGCCGATCCTGCTTTCCCAGATAGGCCGGCGATTTTCTTGAAAAAACCGTTGAAATTCAGTTTGATTACATGGAAACAAAGGATGAACATATCCTGGACTTCCCCGCAGAAAATCTCATTTGCAATGTCCATGTCCAGACGCTCCGGCTTAAACTCACCCTCCTCGTCCGGCAGCTCCACAACGATATGCCCTCCCAGGAGTAATTTCTGCATGAGCTTTTCCATCTTGTCACCGGAGATATTGGTGCAGTTGGACAGCGCCTCCGCCGCCTGCGCCGCATCAACGTCCATGAGGCTCCCTTCTTTCTGATCTGATACCAGGGGTGCTAATGCTCCCAAAAGGGGAGCCAGCACGGATGCCAGCTCCCCGGTAAGGTTCGCTGCCTTAAAAGCAGCAAAAGGTTTGATATAAAATTGTAACCGCCGACCGTCTCCTTTGTCGGCTCCATCTGTTTGAGTGCCATGTGTTTATCCTCCTATACTCTTATTTGAATTCTCCCTCTGCCACCACAATCTCCCATTCCCGGTTCTGCTGCGTCTTTCCGCGAACCCACGATGCCGGTTTTGTCACCCAGGCGATAGCTCCCACGAACTTCTCCGCCCCCAGGATGTCTGCGATATTCACAGAGAATGTTCCCTGGCCGTTCTTCTGGTCCTGCCGGTATTTCTTCTCCAGGAAGGAATTGCTTCTGGACGCCTGCAGCAGAGCGATTTTTACAGTGTAGATTTTGGACGGGTCAATGCTCCTGGCAATCTCGCCGTCCGCGCCGCTCACATAGCTGGTTCCATCACCGGCAGGCTCCACGGTAATGAAACTGTCATCCGCGAATCCGGACATAATGTGATTCCCCAGGGCGCAGGTCACTTCTTTGGGATTGTAGGTTGTTACTCTCATAGCTTTTCATCCTCCTCTCTTAGAATCTCAACGTGCCGCCAATTTCCACCAGATGGATGGCGCCTGCAAGCCGCGCCCGCCATCTACAGTTAGGCAGCTTGCGCGATTTCCTCTGGTCCTCCGTCAGATCGCTTGCCAGGGGGACGGTAGTAACGTACCCTGGAATCTCGTTATCGTCAGCATCGAATGATGTCTGTGCGATTCCTCCATGCGTCTGCCCTTCCGAAAGGGCTTTTTCCATCGCCCCCTGGATTGCCCCGATGCCGCTGTCCTCGAACGGAACCTTCGTGTTGGCTTTCAGAACGCCGAACACAAGGAACTGCATCCTGTTTTTCAGCCAGTCACGGAAACGGATGACGTCAATCCACTCACCAGAGAGCATCTTCCCACCCATGTTGCAGTTGCAGCTTGCATACCGGAGGTTCACATTCATATTGTTTGCCTCCAGCGTCTTTTTCTGGTCGGACGTGAGCCGGGAGGGGACGATGGTTGCCTCCTCTTTAAGGTTCCAGGTCTCGGAGCCGGGCTGGTACCCGAAACACTTTGCCATAATAGCAAGCGCAGCGTACTCATTCTCCGCAGGCTTTTCCCCATTTTCGTATCCGTCCGCCAGTCCGGAGAACTTCCCGAAACTCCGGTAATAGGAAAAATTCTTGATCGGGCAGCTGTCAATGTCCGTGTACTCGAACCCAAAAATCTTCTCCTGCGTCTCTGTCCAGCTCACCACATTGCGGACATCATCCGGGTCTTTGAAATCCGTAATATGGATGCCATAGAAAGACGCCTCCCGGTTTGCCCTGGCAAGCGTCTCCCGGATGTCCTCATACACCGGTGCAGGCTCCGTGGTTTCGCCCTCTCCCTCCACCACTTCCGGAATGGTTGATTTCCGCACCGCCACATATACATCCCCCGGTGATGGAGACTGCGAAAACGCCACCGATGCCGCCAGGTATGCGCCATCCTCCACGGTGTATCCGTAGTTGAGCAGTTCATCGGCCTTTGAAATGGCCGTGGTCTTCGTGAGCTTTGCGATGCCTTCCGCCTCCGGAGCAGGCACCACCAGCAAAATGCTGTCAAACGTGGCGTCATCTGATCCCGGATTTGCAATCTCAATGTCACATTTTACAATGTCATCCAATGGATTGTTCTGCATTGTCTTTACCTCCTTCTGATTCTTCTATCAATTCTACATTTTCTATGGCATCTGTCGTTGCAGCTGCCATATCGCTTGTGCCGCCTCCGGAGCTGTTCGGAACCATCGGCATACCGCTGATGCCATACTGTCCGTCTGCCTCCTCGACATAGGAAACCGTAAACTCCGCCATCGCCCGGTACCGGTACTGTGTGCTGTTCTGCAAGCCGGTAAGGTTCCGCACCGGGGGCATGAGAAGAATCCCCATGCCTCTCTTGCTGAAAAAGTCCGTCATCCTCTCTGAATCCAGAAAGATGGCGAACTCTGATAAATCGGATGTTGCGGTATCAATGAAATTGCCAGTCTGATTCTTCCCGGATGGCATCGGCTTTCCATTCGTGTATAGGTTCACTTCCAGGGTGGTACCACACTGGTATACGCTGCGCCCCTCCTCGTCAATAATCGGGAAAGCATCCCTCCGGATGCCGCCGGTTTTAAGGGTGACATACGGCACTGGCGGCTTCGTGTTTATCTGTTCTGTCCAGAGGATAGCTGCCCCGGCGAAAAACCGCGCTGTGGCATCGTAAAGTGATTCCTTAACTTCCACCAGATTCATCCGCCGTCTCCTCCTCTCCCTTTTCCTCCTCTCCAGGCCCCGGCCCCTGGTCTTGCTTTAGGCACTGGACGAAAGTGGCCGTGTAGTGCCTTAGGGGTGTGTTCTCACTTAACCGGCTGGATTTACAGTCAAACCACTTGCCCTGGTACCAGAGCCGGTCCGACTTCTGCTGTTTCCCTTCATCCTCAACCTTGATTTCATAATCGCAGAAAACCTTTAGCCTCTGGACTGATTCCGTGCCGTCCGGCGTTGTCACAGTCGCGTCCTCTAATGTCTGTACGTCCATAGGGAGCGTTATATCTTCATAGGGTATAGTAGAATACCCCCGCACATAAACCGGCGCAGAATACCGCCTTATCGTGTATGGCCTTTTCAGAAATTTCAATCATCACCACTTCCTTTCTTCTGGATGACGTAATTCACAGACTGCCGCATCCGCCCGGTGTCAACCAGCGGCTTGCTGCTGCCTTTCTTCTTGATTGTGGATTCCGCATTTGGTGCAAAGCTCCCGGAAGTGATTTTGTCCTGCATGAGGTCCTTCTGGAAGATTCCTATCTCTTTCAGTATTTGCTCCGCAGATTTCCCCTGTGCAAAATCCTTTACCTCCTCTTTCAAGAATGAATTTATCTTGCTTTCGTTGTCATCCACACTCTGTCTGATGAATGGCCTGGCCGGTATGTGGTCCGTCCCCAGCTCATTAAAAGCCGCCACATCGCACATGTCCGTCCCGTCCTCTTCCTGGGACTTTCCTCTCTGGAATCCGACACGAACCTCCAGTTCCTTAAGCTCCGCCAGCTCCCGGAAGAAACGCTGTCCCTCCGGAGTGAGCCGGTCTCTGAACCTAACGCCCATAGCTTTTCGCCTCCCCTGCACTGATAATCGGGATGATGGCATTTCTCCGGAGCGTAAGGAACTCCAGGCCGTATACGGTGAGTGCATACTCCGCATCGACCTGGAGATTCGTCTGCTGCCCGGTGGCATAGGTGATAGAGGTTTCTCCTTCCGAATAGGAGCTCACTCGCAGGGAATCCCCGATGGTTCCGTTTTCCGTG